GTTGAAATAAATATAAACGATTCCGTTACCATAGAACTTAAGGATTCATCAGCTACTTTCGTTCCAATATTCGGCGGCACGATTACTGACGTGTCCATCTCCGTCTCTACGTCTGGCGTCGTTGGAGTCAATCAGATCATCTCGATTATTGCATTGGGAGCCCTTTCGAGACTTCCTAAAGCACTTACCGACGGAGTTTTGGCTTCAGCTCATGACGGAACTCAAATTCTGGAAGTTTTAACGGATTTACTTCTTAACAATTGGAGCGAAGTCCCAGCGGCTTTAACGTGGGCCACTTATGACCCGGCGACGACTTGGGCTGCGGCTGAAAATGTGGGACTTGGAGAAATCGATACTCCGGGCAATTACGACTTGGCTGCAAGAAGTGCGGAACGGACGACGGTGTATTCTTTGGTCTCTGGCCTTGCCACTTCCGGCTTGGGTTATATTTATGAGGATGCTCAGGGCCGAATCAGTTATGCCGATTCTACTCACCGAAGCACTTATCTGGCCACGAATGGTTATACCGACCTTTCAGCAGCTCAAGCATTATCCAACGGCCTCACCATCCAAACACGCGCCGGAGACGTTAGAAATTCCATAACTATAAAATATGGGGCTAATTCAGCCAATGAGACGACTCCCTTTGAAGATGCGGATTCAATAGCCATTTACGGACGTCTGGCCCAAATAATTACGACGACTTTAAAAAATCATACGGACGCCGATGACCAAGCAGCCTTTTATTTGAGTCTTCGAGCTTATCCCCAGGCGATGTTTAATCAGATTACGTATGAATTGACTAACCCTGAAATTGACGACGCCGACCGGGATTCCTTGATTAACATCTTTATGGGACTTCCATTAAGAATCTCTGATTTGCCACTCAATATGTCTGCCGGAACTTATCTGGGTTTCGTTGAAGGATGGACGTTCCGGGCAGCGTATAATTCGGTCTCGGTGACGGCTTTGCTTTCACCGTTGGCGTTTAGCCTTCAAGCCATGCAATGGCAAGATGTCTCGGCGTTAGAACAATGGAACACCATTTCGGGAACCCTCGAATGGCAAGATGCGACAGTCGTCGCGTAAGGAGAACAAATGAGCAATCCGACCAGTAACTTCGGCTGGCAAATGCCAACGCCGACAGATTTAGTAACCGACCTTCCAGCCGATTTCGAAGTCTTTGGTCAAGCCGTGGATACTTCTATGGCCGACCTTAAAGGTGGAACGACTGGCCAGATTCTTTCAAAGGCCACAAATACCGATATGGATTTTACTTGGGTCTCACCAAATCCCGGAGACATAACCGGAATCACGGCGACAAGTCCCTTAACAGGCGGCGGAACATCCGGCGATGTAACCGTCGGAATCCAAGCCTCAAGTACCACTCAATCTGGAGCGGTGCAACTTGAAGATTCAACATCTTCGACTTCGACCACTAAAGCGGCTACACCGAATTCCGTAAAGACTTCCTATGATTTGGCAAACGCTGCGATTCCAAAGTCTTTAGTAGATGCAAAGGGTGACGTACTTACTGCAACCGCTGACAATACGCCAGCTCGATTAGCCGTTGGCGCAAATGAGACTCGATTGGTGGCAGATTCTGTTCAAGCGACCGGATTGAAATATGTCGCCGATACCACAAATTATGCAATCAATGCAAAAGGTGATTTATTAGCTGGTACTGCTGCCGATACCTTGACGGCCTTAAGTGTAGGCACAAACGGACAAACACTTGTGGCGGATAGTACCACCGCAACAGGATTGAAATGGGCTACACCTTCAAGTGGAGCAATGACTAAAATTACATCCGCAACTTTTACTGCCGTCGCAGATACAGGTACAACCTTTGATGGTGTATTCACGGACACATATAACAATTACTTCATTGAAATTGCGCCAATTAAAGGTTCAGTATCATCTGCAAATCTTAATTTCCAACTAAGAAAAGCAGGGCCAACTACTCAGGCTGCTTCTTATTATGGCAACAGGATGGTCAATTCAACTCTTAACGCAAACAGCAATACAACTTCATTTACTTTGATGTTATTGGAAACTGAAACTGGCGGAGTTACAATGAATTTTTATCGTGATGGAACACCGACCTGTTGGACAACCATTGGATTTCAACGCCCATCTTTTGCCGTGGTAACAGGAGCGTGTATGAATGATGGTGCGGGAGCAAATACCGCAACGGGACTTATTTTATCGGCAGGCAGCGGAACCATTACAGGTACTGTTGCTGTTTACGGATTGGCAGACTAATGACAACAAAAGCAGACAAAATTGCAACACTTAAGGCTGAGTACCCAACGCTTCGAGTAGGTAGTGAAGAAGCAGGTTATACAGAATTAAGTGCTGAAGATTATGAAGCAAGGATTGCTGAATGGGCTGATACTGAATTAGCAGCCGAAGCAGAACTTGCAAAGGCTGAAGCCAACAAAGCAGCGTTACTAGCCAAATTAGGCATAACTGCCGATGAAGCAAAGTTACTGCTTTCATAGTGGAACACTTGACTAAGATAATTCGCTATGAGCCAACTTCTAAGCCAAAATAACTGGGTCGCGTCTAAAGACGCCGCAGAGATTGGCATAGTGAGTGTTCCTATTGAGGGGACGAAGCTCAAGGTTCGATGTGCAAAAGCCGTCGCGCCGTTAGTTGCTGGATTCTGCAAAGAGTTCCACGATCTGATTGAGCCAATCGATGACGGTGCATTGGATGACTGGGGATATTGCTTTCGTATGGTTCGTGGGGCCACGGACAAGCTAAGCAATCATTCGTCCGGCACCGCCATCGACCTCAATGCCACAAAGCACCCTCTCGGAAAGAAGGGGACATTCCCAAGCGAGAAAGTGCCGATGTTGAGAGCTTTGGCCAAAAAGTACGGCATGATGTGGGGTGGAGATTTCCGTCATCGTTCTGACGAAATGCACTTTGAAATCTCTATAACTCCAGCGAAAGCCGCTGAACTTATCGAAAGGCTAGGATTATGAGCGAATTCAAAGCATTATCAGCGTCTTGGGCTAGGTCTTTTCTGGCCTCATGCCTGACCGTTTATCTGGCCGGAGTAACCGACCCAAAGGCTATTGGGATGGCAGGAATCGCATCCGTGGCACCAGTCATTCTCCGCTGGCTCAACCCTAACGATACGAGCTTCGGCCGCAAATGACCGATGCAATCACGGCGGTCGGATTAATCGCAGCGAGTACGATTTCTGGCATTGCTGCTATTTATGCAGCTCGTTCAGAAAAGAACACGCGACCCGTCTCTAACGGCTTTGCCGAGGGGATTAGAGCCGACGTCAGAGAAATCCGAACGCTGATGATTGAGCATATTAAAGACCACAAATAGGCGTTAGACACGCCGGTCGTTAGGCGTGAATCTTGATTATGTCAGCCCAAGGTGTCACTCTCTGATTCGGGAGCCGGTCGTCGGTTCCCAGAATCGGGAGCAAAATGACAACCAGCGAGATTGGGCTAGTCGTTCTCATGACGATTGCCTGTATTTTATGGTCGATTGTTAGTTATTCAATCGGCTACAAAGAAGGCCATAAAGATGGCTATCAACGCGGCAGAGCCGTATCACGTCACATCTCATCGAAGGTCGTGGCCTAATGGGATTTCTAGATAACTACGAAGATGTAGCTGCAAGGATTCGACGCTTTTGGGAGACTCATCCCACTGGTCGGATTGAGAATCAGATCGTGGACTTTAACGCCGAGAAGGGCTACATCTTCGTCGAGTGCCGGGTTTATCGCGAATACGAAGATTCTCTACCTTCGGCAATCGATTACGCATTCGGTAACGTCGCCACCTATAACGTACAAATGAAACGCTTTTTCGTAGAAGATACTGTCACTTCGGCAATTGGCAGGGCGATTGGACTTTTGCTAGGTACGTCCGAAAGGCCTACGCGTCAAGATATGGAGAAAGTCGAACACGTTGAAGCTAAAGTCGTCGCCTCGACCGTTGATGACTCCGACCCATGGGCAACGGCGCAACCGGTTAAATCAACCCTTAACGAGATTGCCAGCCAACTTGGCGGCGAACTTCGAGCTGCGGCACCGGAATGCATTCATGGCCACCGAATCTGGAGAGAGGGAACGTCCGCAAAGACTGGGAAAGCCTGGGCAAATTACTCATGCACCGAAAAGAGCAAGGCCACACAATGCCAGCCTCTTTGGTACGTCCTCACTAGCAACGGAACTTGGCAGCCACAAGTATGACAAAAGCCCGGCTTATTAAGATTCTAGTAATTATCGAACTTCTACTTCTAATCGGATTGGTGGTCATAGCGTTATGAGCGAATTTGTTGAAATAATCAACCCACGGACAATGACCTGCAAACTGATGCGAGAAGGCATCATTGTTGCGGAGTATAAAGTCGAGCAATGCGACAAATGTGCGATGATTGTGGAATTAGACGCACAGGGTTATCAGAAAAGCGACCCAATTGAAAACGTCATCTGGTTCTGTAAAGGCTGCCGGTGATTCGAGTCAATATCTCAAGGGATGACGAATTCACTGCCGGATCTGTTGCCTTTCGTCGAGCGTTAGAAAACTCAAACAAGGTAGATAAATCCTTTCAGCAGCTAGATTTACATGAAGGGATTGCCAGAGACGCACACTCCATCGGAGCTGAGATAGCAGTCGCGCAGTATTTCGGAATCAAGGATTTCGAGCCCAGCTGCGGAACTTTCAAAGACCAAGCCGACGTTGCTTCGTTCATCGAAGTCAAGCATACGAAGTGGCGCGATGGTCATCTTATTATCAAAGAATCCGACCGTAACTCCGACATCGCCGTATTGGTAGTCGGTACATCACCGCAGTATTACATCGCTGGATGGATACCGGTAGCCGTGGCCAAGAAGCCACGATTCAAGCACGACAAATCTAACTCGTGGTGGGTCAGTCAAATCAACTTGCAACCCATCGAGACTTTGCAAAGGAGCCAATATGGCGCAGCTAGACTTTGAATGTCGAAAGTGTAAGAAGATAACCCGTCAGATTATTCAAGGAAAGATTACGGATAACTTGCCGCCTGGAGTTGAAGTTATTCAATGCACCAAATGCGAGCTTCTAACCGTAGCCAGCGTTGGAACAGATCATCGTGAGTAGCGACCGCCTAGACCTCGACTTTGGTCACGACGACATCGACCACGGGACATCGGATGACTACTACACACCGCCGACAATCTTTACATCTCTGGGACTCAGCTACGACATGGACGTATCTGCACCACCTAACGGAGTTCCATGGATTCCGGCAAAGCGGTTCTTGAGTGTTATCGATGACGGACTGGCGACACCGTGGGAAGGCCGGGTCTGGTGCAATCCACCTTACTCAGACGTTACGCCGTGGGCTAATAAGTTCATCGCTCACGGCAACGGCATCGCTTTGGTGCAGGTATCTAAAGCTCGATGGTTCGATACGTTATGGGTCAAGGGTGACGGCTTCCTGATACTTCCATCCAATCTCAAGTTCATGACTCCCAACGGTGAGACCAAGGGAATCTTCATGCCTTGCGTACTTGTTGGAATGGGAGAAGAGAACGTCGAAGCTATGAAAAATAGCGGATTGGGTCATGTGAGATGACGAATACTTATACACAGAAGTTATCCACAGGCACCAATAATCGGTGGATGACACGCAGGAACCCCGTACAAGTTATGCACATACTTGCGATGTATTTGACTTCGTCGGTACGATGCTATCGCTTGA